GAACAGAGGGTACAACAAACCAATATGAAAAACTTTTTAGAAGAAAATCCTACTCTCATGCCACCCGGTATGAACGTAGATAGTCGTTATAGCATCACAGTTAGGAGAAAGTAAATGGATGAGGAAGAAGTTTTCTTGACGGGAGCAGAAGTTAGTAAGATACTAGGTCTCTCCAGCAGGACACTACGTAGGCTTAGACAGGCAGGAGCACTCGACACTTACTATAAAGGTGTACGTAGTACTGTTGTTACTAATGAAAGGCCAGTATACAGTGCTACTAATGTGGCAGAGTTCTTACGCTTAAAAAATACCATAACCAAAAAACAACCAAACGAGGAAGTACAATGAGCAATGAAATGAGTATCTTTAAAAACGGCGGTGCAGTACCAGCACATTTTAGAAACGTAGAGTTGAGTGAAACTACTAGAGCCCTTATGGGTGGTACTAGCACTAGACGTATCTCAATCAAAGGTAATATCTTTCGTATGGTAGTAGGCGGTCAAGAGATTGCTAAGAACGAAGATAGAGCAATGAACATTATCATTGCGGCGGCAGCTCCAAAAACATCTAGGCAGTTTTATTCTGCGGCTTATCAAGAGGGTGTAGTAACTGCTCCTTCTTGCTGGAGTAATGATGGAGACCAACCTGATAAGAACAGTGAGTCTGCACAATCTGTAAACTGTGCAACATGCCCACAAAACATCGCAGGGTCTGCAAAGCAAGGGTCAGGTAGAGCTTGCCGTTATACACATAGGCTGGCTGTACTGTTAGAGAACGATGCTATCAGTGGTGAGCTGTATGAACTATCTCTAGCCGCTACTTCTCTATTTGGTAAGGGCGAGAACAACAAGATGCCTCTTATGCAGTACGCTAAGTTGTTAGGTTCAAATGGTCTTAATATTACTGACGTAGTAACTGAGATGCGCTTTGATACAGATTCAGCTACACCTAAGATGGTATTTAGAGCAGTACGTGCTTTAGAGATTGAAGAGCTGGAAGCTGTTACTACACATGGCAAGTCTCCAGAGGCTAAGATGGCAGTTACTATGTCATTCCAGCCAGCTTCAGCTAAGTCTGCACGATCTGAAGAGCCTGAAGAATTAGAGTTCGTAAAGAAAGAAGCACCTAAGCCTAAAGCAGTTGAGACTGCAGAGCCTATAGTACGAGAAAAGAAAGCATCTGCTACCCCTACACCGACCACTATGGACGCTGTATTAGCGGAATGGGCTGACTAGGTAAAACTAGTTACGCTTGTGGGGCGGTACAATCCGCCCCTTTTTTTCCCGTAAAAAAGGTAGATGCCATGAATAGGCTAGATTTTTTAAACACCGTATTGCCTCAAGGGGGAGTTTACTGTGTAGTAGGCATTCAAAAGGGTAAAGCTCAACAGACATTTTTAAGTACGCTGGAAGAAGTAGACCAGTGGGCAGAGCAACAACCACTACAGAATAAAGACGCTTACTTTTCTCTTGCAACATATAACGACAAATCAGGTAGATTCGCTAAGAACTCCAAAGGATATAAGTCCCTATGGATAGATTTAGATATCGGTAAAGGAACAGAGTTTCCTACTCAGCATGATGGGTTGGTTGCATTAAAGAACTTCTCAGGTGCGTTACAACTACCTACACCTACGATAGTTAGCTCAGGGTACGGTATACATTGCTATTGGACGTTTACTGAAGCAGTTGATTACAACACTTGGAAGCCCTTAGCAGTAGCACTTGTACAACGCATTATGTCCGAGGGGTTCAAGGTAAAGGACAAAGGGCTAACTACTGATGCAGTAAGGATATTAAGACTCCCTGATACTACTAATTTTAAAGGCGGTCTGGAAGCTGATGTAACTGTGTTAAAGCTAAGCCCCTCCAAACCTATAGAGTTGTTTAAAGCGTTACTAAATACAGGTGAGTTAACCCCTGTCACTATGCTGGAACTATCAGGAGGCAATACAGGTTCTGGTTTAAATGACACAACTAGAGCACTGCTAGGGAATACAATTTATAAGTTCTCTCGGATTATGAAGAAGAGCTTAGCAGGTAAGGGCTGTGCTCATCTAGCACATATATACAATTTCCCTAATGAAGAAGACAACGAACCTTTATGGAGAGCAGGACTATCAATAGCCCAATACTGCTCTGACAAAGAAACAGCCATACATAACATATCCAACCAGTACGATACCTACGACCCAGCAGAGACAGAGTATGAGGCATCTAGGATTAGTGGTCCGTTCTTATGCGACACCTTTAACACCACCGGACCTTCAGGGTTGTGTGAGACATGCGTACACAGGGGTAAAATAAAGACTCCTTTGATGCTAGGCAAGGACATACTGGAAGCCACACCTACTGAGAACATTATCACGGCAGTTAGTCCTGATCTAGGTGAGGTAGATATAGAGATACCTGAGTATCCGTTCCCTTATTTCAGAGGTCCTAAAGGCGGTGTGTATATCAAGAAGCCGCTTGATGATGTTGATGAAGGAGAAGAGGATAAGAACCTTGTATATGAAAACGACTTCTATGTAGTGGGTAGACGTACAGACCCAGATGTAGGTGAAGTTATCCACATGCGGCTTATCAGACCTCATGATGGGATTAGTGATTTTGTGGCACCTCTTGCTACGGTAACAGCAGGGGATAAATGCAGGGATATGTTATCAAAACGTGGTGTCGCCGCTAGTACATACCAGATGAAAGGGTTAATGGGCTACTTGGTGACATGGACTAAACATTTACAAAATACATCGGCGGCGGAACTAGTGAGAACACAATTTGGTTGGAATGACGGGGGTAAGTCTTTTGTTATCGGTACAAGAGAACTTACAAAAAATGCAGCTCCTAAGTATAGCCCTCCTTCAGAGGCTACGGAGAACATAACACACATCTACTCTAAACAAGGCACAGTAGATGAATGGAAAAAGGTAGCAGACTGCTATGCATTAGAGGGTAATGAGATAAGAGCTTTCGCTCTGTTCTTAAGTTTAGGTGCCCCTATGTTTAAGTTCTTTGCTTTAGGTGGTGCTATCGTACATCTTACCAATGCCTCTTCTGGGGTAGGTAAGTCAACTATACAGAAAGTAGCTAACAGTGTTTGGGGTCATCCTGATCTATCTATGCTGGTTAAAGATGATACTGTGCAGTCTAAGTACCACCGTATGGGTGTAGTTCAAAACATGATTTTATGCATGGATGAGCTTACTAATCTACACCCTACAGAGGTTAGCAATCTGGCATTTGGTGTCACTAACGGGCGAGGCAAGAATAGGCTACAAGCTGCGGCTAACTCAGAACGAGTGAACAACACTACATGGTCTTTACCTTGCATCACCTCTGGAAACAACAGTCTGCACGAAGTCTTGCAGATGGAGAAAGCTGACCCTGAAGGAGAACTCTTACGAGTGCTTGAAGTAGAGGTTGTACGTAGTGATACTATGACTAAGCAACAGACAGACCAGATATTCTCTAGAGACTTAATGGAGAACTACGGGCATGCTGGCGAGGTTATGATGCAGTATGTACTAGATAACTACGATGACTGTGTTGAAGACTTAAAGATGATACAAGTAGACTTTGATACAACTGCAGGTCTTGAACAACCTGATAGATACTACTCAGCTCTATGTGCAACAGCTCTGTGGGGTGGTAAAGTAGCTAATGACTTAGGTTTGATAGAGGTTCCAGTTAAGCCTGTATTTGATCGTATGGTTAAGCAGTTGAGTAGGAAGGTAAGAGCTAGTAATGAATCTTCTTTGGATAGGTCTAGTGCATTTCTAGGCACGTTTATGTTAGAGCATATACAGAACCAGCTTATCATAAACCAGAAAGCACCTAATATAGAGGGTATGCTGACTGTACCTATAGAGACACCACGTGGCCCACTAGCTATTAGGAGGGAACCCGATGTGAAACGAGCGTATATCATATCTTCTGTGTTGAAGTCTTGGTGTGCTAAGAAGCAGATATCCTATAGCTGCATGACGGACGACTTATCTAAGCTAGGTGTACTACTTGATGTATCTAGAATACGTATGTCTGCAGGTACTCCACAAGACAGCCCCGCAGTATTAGCATTAGTATTAGACGCAACTAAAATCCACTAAAAGAGAGGGGGCTTTACGCCCCCTTTTCTACCTGCTTACACCTTTTTCATCAGCTCGTTTTATTGCCCGACCTGCCAGCTTATTAATCTTTTCTTGAAGTACTCGTATACGTGTAGCTTTTTCATCAGGTGACATTTCAGTATCAGGCTTATTCTTTATACGAGCTATACGCCCTTGCATAGTTCCGATCTGTTCCCCTGTTGCTCCTAGTAGAGGAGCCATCTTACGTAGTTTCTCATTCTCAGGTTCGTTCCTTAAAGCCTTAGCTCCCTCTTTATCCCCAACTTGCTTATAAGCTCTAATACCATTAACAATTTGTTCTGCTGACTTAGCTAAGGCGTAGTAATCACTAAGAGCTTTGTCTTTAGCTGGAGCAGTTACTACCCCTTTCCATAAGAACTTTTCTCCTAACTCTTTCGTGGGAGCAGATACCCCCGTAACACTAGAGATATAGGCATCCGCCAACAAAGCAGATAGTGCCCACGCCTCTGTAAACCAACCTTTACCTAAATGCTCTATATCATTAGGGGACATATTTAAAAAGCTTGGTAACCCCCCTGCTATTTTCTCAGCTAAAGGAGTTGCGTGTGCTGTACGTTGGTTTAAAGGCAGTCTACTTTCTGTAAAACTATTAATAGGGTTGCCTGTATAAAGGTCATGGTTCATTAATACTTCCCCTACAGGCTTAACTGTTTGAGGGAGTATTGGAGGTACCGATAGAGCCTTAAACGCCTCCCACAACGCTTTCCTACCCCCTTTAGGTGTAAGCGAGCCCCTACTTACACGCACCAGTATTTCAGGGATAACTTTAAATAAAAACCCCGCTTCAAAATGGATAGGTATTTTTATAAAAGGGTTATCTTTATTTCCTGTAGGTATTAGCCAACTAGTTATCCAGTCGGTGGATTTCCTATACTCCTCATCATCGTCCATCTGTAGAGCGTACAATATAGAAGCTGTTGTTACCATAGCCGCATTAGCATAGAAGTGCTTTCTAACAGTAGCCGCATCTTTTACGTTTAAATTACCGTAACCCCCCGGAATTGCGGCTCTAGCAAGGGTGTCCATACCATTTAACGTAGAAGCAAAGAAAGGGACAGAGTCTCGCATAGCCGCATGATTCCTAGACTTTCCTTTTTTAGAGAAGTTTATTAATTCCTTAGCTTGCATCGCAGCAAAATTCTTACGTTGTTGAGGGTCTACTATCCCACGTTTAGCTGCCAGCTTAAGAGCCTTTTCATAAACAGCAACCCTAGTACCTGCATCGGACGCTTCATGTACGTGTACAATAAAGTCCCTAAGCCAACCTGATACCCCACGTTTAGTTGCTATGCTTTTTACAAGTTGTGTTGTATCTGTTAAGGTATCTACGGCACCCGTAATACCCCTTCTCTGTAGCTCGTTATACCCCTCAGAACGGCGGGCTACAATTTTACCCATGTGATATAAAGCGTGTAGGGGTGTAATAAGGCCCGACTGCGTTACTAAGTTTGCCATCAAAGGGTCCCGTATAAGCTGACGGTACCAGTATACGGGGGTGGTCAAGGTAACTTTCCTAAAAACATTTGCGTGTGCTTTAGCTACTTTTCTCATCCACCCCGGCTGAAGGGGTATCATAGTTTGGAATGCTTCAAACGCTAGAGTGTCCCCTATGTGGTAGTAAACATCCTCCCCATTCACCTTAAACTTAGTTGCCTGTGGGTCACTTCGGTCCTTCGTTTCATAAAAAAGAGTATCCGCAACTGCGTTTAACTGCATAGCCGCAGTCTGCCTTGCAATGTTTTGAGCCGCCGCCCCTGCCATAAGCGCAGAGTGCTTTACTAAGTTTTCTGCGACATTAACCGTTTGCTTACTCCCTTCACGTGATTTAACTTCCCAAGAATGTTTAGCCCCTAGTGAGAGCACCTCTACGTATTTAGAAGGGTCGTCAGATAAATCTTCTATACTTTTATATAGGGGGATATAAGCAGGGTTTGATCGCCAATCATTGGCTGTAGTACTATTAATAATCCCTGCTTTTTCAAATAGGTCTACATCTTTACGGAGCCTCTCAAATATATTATTCATGATGTCCCCTAGTCTAGGGTCTTCAATCAGTAACGCTTCAGTCAAGGCAATATCTTCTGGCGTAACACGTTGTTCAGTACCCACACCTACTTCTAGTGTTTCAGTTAATCTATCAGCATCATCTCTAAGCCTTTCAACTTGATCTAATAAAGCATCTCGTTTAGTCTTGTCTGTAGTGGTAGCCGCAAGTGCTTCTTTCTTCTCTGCCTTTGCTATCTTAGCATCTATGTCAGCTTGTACGTCAACTGCAGATTTCTTACCATGCTTAGCAAAGAGCCTATTAGATTCTTCTTTTAACTGAGTGGCTCTAGTAGTAAGGGCTGCTTTTTCCTTAGTAATGATGGATATAACACTCTTAAAGTCTTTTATTTGAACTGCATCTTTAGCAGTAACCGCAGCGGCAAGTGCCCTTCTTGCGTCTACTAACGCACCTGTTAGGTGATCTATATCCCCTTGTAGGACCTTTTCAAAATCTTTATATAACTTAGCATCAGCCCGGCGCTCTACATCTATACGGAGTATCTCTTTCCCAGCCACTACACGCAGAGCTGTGAAGAATGTTTTGCGGTTGTCCTTATACCCTAGTCCGTCAATAAGTTTAATATTATTATGCAAGTCTAGTCTAGGGTCGTCTACAGACATAAGAGTTCCGTCACCAGTTGTGTCTATATACCCCCTGCTATTACGCAACATATTGCTAAGGTTTCCTATTGACTGAAGTACGAAGTCTCCTCGCATCTTTCCTTTTGGGTCAAACATATCTAGCGGTTTCAATAAACGGCTTAACGCAGCTGAGTCATCTACCCACCCAGCCCGCAACTTAACTATATTGTCCCCTGTCATAAAACCAGAAACAGCCTCTCGGATAACCCCACTTATACTTTTATCTGAAGTCTTAACAAGGCCCAAACCAACTAATGCTTTACCAATATCCTGTGCATCTTTAGTTGGTTTGATTGAATAAGAAGTACCTTCTTTACGTGCAGTGCGCTTAGTAGTTTTAGACTCTCTACGTAAGGCTTTAACAGCTAGGTGCCTAGCATCAGCTTCAGTTAGTTGTAGCTTCATACCCAAATGCATACGGGCAAAGTTCCTAACTGCAGATACAATCTTTTTAACGACAGGTAAGTTTGGAGCGTTCTCTACTAGGTAAGCAAGTGCCTCATGGTGACGTAGGTGTGTTGGTGTATCTTTAGGAATAGAAGCACGAGCCTTATCAAAAACTTCCCCTACATTGTTTAGGGCTTGATGTGCAATGTCCTTGTATACTTTAGCCCCAACTAAGTTTTCCATACCTACATGGGTTCCCACCTCATGCAATGCTACGCTCTCTAAAGTCTCAGGCGTTAGTTTGTTTGCTACATAGTGAGTTACACCTTCAGCAGTAGTAAGACCTTGCACATTCTCAGGGTGTTTGCCTTCAGGTAGAGTCTCAGCAGTATCATGCATAACAGCCTTACCAGATGCCACTAGACGTTTCATCTCAGGCGATAGGGTCTTAGACAACGAAGCGGCGGTGTGTCCGGTAAGTTCAGAAGTAGGTGCTACTGATTCTTGGTAACGATTACTAAAATCTATTTGTTCAGCTATATTGCTATCGTCTTCTGGGTTTAAATTAGCTTCCTGTATAATATCAGTTATAGCTGCTTCTGTTATAGGGGTTGTGGTAACGACCTCTGCTTGCTTAGCTTCAACTGTTTTCTTTATAGTTTCTAAGTTAGCGGCCTTAGTTTCTCGTTCTAACTTATCTTCTTTAGCGATGCGTTCTTCAGCTGCTAGAGTTTTAGCATCTTCAGCCGCTTTTATTGCCTGTGTATTAGCCTGTTCAGCTTTTGCGTGAGCGCTAGGGTTTGATGTTTTTAAGTCGTAGTGAAAGTCTGTAACATCATCTTCAGCCTTGTGTAAAGTCCCTTCTTTTGCGTGTTGTATCCAACGAGCCTGTAGGCCCTCATCAACGACCTCATCTTTTTTTGCTGCCTTATTTATTACTTCACTGATAGACCCTTGCACAGGTACAGTAAGTCCTTTTGGTAAAGTAACATCAGGCTGTACAATAGCTGCTTCTATCTGATTAGCTATGTCTGCATGTGGCGTATCTGGAGGTATGTCTAGACCTAACTCTGCGGCTGTTTTATATAAAGCGTTTATATTAGCTTGAGAAGGCTCTCCAGTTTTTGATTTTATTATATTTGCATCGTACCTATCTAATACTGTTTGTGCTACGCTTACTAATGCAGGGGATACTATAGGAGCTACTTCTTCTTGAGCGCCTGTTTCAATAGCTTCGATCCCTTGTCCGCCTGATTCCACTCCTTTGCCAGCTTGGGTGATATCTTCAGCTGCTTGGCTTTCTTGGGATTGTGTGCTGCCATCGCCATTAATCGGGCTTGTGCTGGGGATTTGCTGGGCATCAGTTGTCTCTCCTAGTGTAGGTGTAGTTTGTCCTTGTTGTATTGCTTCCATGTAGTTCGGTAGTATTTTGGATTGCTCCTCTGTTATAGTACCTGCTCTTTTAAGTTCTGCAATAACAGGGTCTGTTATCTTTCTAATAGCTTCATGGTCAGCAGGGTTGTTAATATCTAACCCTTGAGTTGCAATTTTTTTATATACTCCACTCTTTTTATGTAGTCCTAGCATATCTGTAACCCAAGTAGGCTCAGTCTTTACAGGCTTTGCAGGCTTTTCTTTCTTTCCTCTTAGTGTAGGTTCTTTCACAGCTACAACTTCTTCTGCTGGGACTCCTGCTACTGGTGCTCCTGCTACTGGTGCTCCTGCTACTACTTCTTCCGCTTCTGCTACTACTGGTGGGCCACCTGCCGCTGCTTCAGCTACACGTGCTCTTTCTTCAGGAGTTATAAGTAAAGGGTTTACTGGAGGTGCAGGTACTTCGCCTTGAGGGGGTACAGGTATCTCACCTGCTGGAGGGTTTACGGGTGCTGGAGGTGGAGGAGGTGCTTGTTCTGTAGTGCCCACTAGTTGACTAGCAGTGTTTGCACCACCACCCATGATAGCGCCCATAAGAGCACCCTTCACACTTTCATCTTCTACGCCTTCAAATAGTGGTCTATCTGTGGCAAAGTTCTGGGACATTTGTTCTATTGCTGATTGAGGTGCTTCTTGGAATACACCTTCTCCTATCATAGATACTATAGTAGACCTAAAGAACCCCGGAGTATTAGCAACATCCCCAAACTCTTGCAGTGCCATCTTCCTAGCGTTGCCTGAGAGAAGTATGTTGGGGTCAATACCACCTAATGCTGTAGTAGCCTTAGCTCCTAGACCCCCAACTATGGTACTCCCTACCCCCGTCATTAACGCCGCTTCAGTATTTGCCCCTGTTGCTTCGCCTTCTGGGTTGGTAACTCTTAAGTTCTCTTTCTGAGCACCTGCCCCTACACCGCCTTCTCCTATACCTGCAGCTATATAAGGAGCAACTGCTGGTACTTTAGTTAGAACTTTACCTAACCCCATTAACCCTGCTTTAGCTATACCTGCACCACCTACCATTTGAGGGGCGGCTTGACCTAGCATAGATAGTACAGCGGATGGGTTATCTATAGCTGCTTGTAAGATGTTACCTAACCCGTGAGCTTCGTTTAGGTTTTTAATAGCTTGCTGTTGTTGTGGAGTGAACTGTTTATCTAGATAGTCTTGATACTTACTAAGATCAATCACATTATTTTGGATTACAGCACCTAAATCTCCCGGAGTAATAATATCTGCTAACCCAATAAACCCTTGTAGTGCAGCCGTCCCTCCTTTTAGTGCTGTTGCCCCTATATCTTCTAAACCCCCTCCAAAGGTACGACCTTCTGTTTCTTTTTTAGGTAGGGTGAAGTCCATGTCAGGGTTTGCTTCTGAGGCTTGTTTAATAGCTTCTTCGTCAGTTAAATGTTCAGGTACTTGTAATGTTTTCCCACTAGCTAGAGGTATGTCCCGTAAACCAACAGCATCAAACCCTTGTTCTCTAGCACTAGCTAAAGCTTCCTCTCTTGGCATACCTTTAGGGACATATAATGTTTTGCCACTTGCTAAAGGAATTTCATACATCTCCCCTTTAGGGCCTTCTTGTTCAGGAGGAGGTGCTCCACCTAGTACATTAGATACGTATAATTGTGTTTCTCTAGGAGTAGCTGATAGCCAGTTGTCCCCTGCTTTTCGTATAGCTTTATTAAGATTACCTTCACCGTAGTTATAAGCAGCAACAGCCTTAGCCATATCACCGTTATAATACTTAACCAAACCTGCCATCTTCTTACCAGCAGCATCAATAGATGCATACGGATCACGTGCATCAACCCCATACTCTTTAGCAGTAGGAGGCATTAACTGCATCAAACCAGTAGCACCTGCAGGACTTACGGCATTAGGGTTATACCTACTTTCATTGTAGCCTATAGCAGATAGCAAGCCTTCTGGTAATCCGTATTGACCCTCAGCTTTTAAAAACGCTTCTCCGTACGAGGAGGCGGGACCTTGTTGAGGTTGAGGCATATACTGAGATATGTCCTCTGCAGGGGGTGCTTGTGTAGGAGCAGCAGGTTGTAGTCCAAAAAGGTCTGCGGCAGCAGCAGGGTTATAAGCAAAAGGATTTGTTTCTGTATTAGCCATGCTGCTTCCAGTTAGTAAATTTATTAAGGGTTATTATGCTTTATTTTATATACATTCCATTTTTTATAGGTTGTCCAAATCCGCCCCCACCAGAACTAGCAGAATTAGAACCAACTTTTGTCATCCCTAATAACCCTTCCATAGATTCTTGTATATCCTTCCATTCCAACCCACCTCGTAACCCAGAACCTACGACTGCTGATATATCCTTAACTGTCAAAGTACCTGCTACAAACCTCGCTTTATCCATTTCTGACATGTTTGCTAATATTTGTTTAGCTTGGTCACTTGCAGCATTAATCTTTGCTACATTTGCAGCACTTGCAGCATTAATATCAGCTACCTTTGCAGCACTGCCTTGTGTCAGCCTTAGTTCATGTATCCTAGCCTCAGCTTCCGCTGCTTTCTCAGCTGCATTAGTTTGCGCTCCTATATACGCCTCAGCAGCAGCTCTACGTGGTGCAAGTTTAGCTTTCTTCTCAGCCATCTGTAGAGCCATTAACTCCTTATCTGCAGTACCTTGTTCTTTAGCGCCTTGTTGGTAAGATGAGAGACCTGCCAACATACCAGCACCAGCAGCTTGACCCATATTTGGAGTTTGAGCAGATAACATACCCCCTATACCTCCAACTAACGCACCAAGTCCTTTGTCTCTACTAGCGTTAGCCGCAGCTTCTCTAGCCATACCTACTTCTTCAGACATGTCAGCTTCAGGACCTAATAGCTTTTGAATCCTTGCTATAGATGCTTCGTCTTGATTTAACATCGGAGTAGTATCACTGTTTAACATATTAGATACTACAGAATCAGCATCATAAGAATTAGGGTTTACAACCCCTTTAGAGAGGTACTTATCTAAACTTTGATATGTTTCCCCTTTAGCTGTAGGAGAAGCAGCATTAGCCTCTGCCGAACTACCCGGAGCAGGAGCACTATCTTTTTTGCTATGGTGAGCTTTAACTTTAGGTTTAGGGGCAGTCTCAAAATCGGATAATGTAGATTTAATTTTAGGGCTAGTTCCGCCAGTAGTAGGTACACCCATATCAGAAATAGCGGTATCTAGTGTAGGTGCTTTGTACTTACCATAAGGTGAAGATGGGTCTCCTCCTAAATCAATAGACGGTAGCCCTGCACTAGCAACACCCTTCGGAGCTGTCATAGACTTATATTTATCTAAAAGATCAGTACCTGTGCTTTTAGCTTGTTTTGCAAAGTTATCAAACCATTTCCCTGCATTATCTATATCTTCTTCATCTACTATGTTAGCCAAACTATCTTTTTCAACGTTTGCTAAGCTAGCAAAACTACCGTCTGTACCATCAAAATGTCTAACCTCACCACCACGAGCTAAAGCGGTTATACCACCTGTTGCTGCCATTTGTTGAGGAGCTGGAGCTTGTTCAGTATTCTCAGGGGCTACCGCTAGTCCTGCACCAAACATAGGGTTTTGTTGAGCTGCTTGTTGCATAGCCATCTGGTTCTGGCCTACTTGTGGTAAGCCTTGTGGAGATGTCTGCTGAAACTCTTGTAGCTTCTGTTGCAGTATAGTACCTTGTGGAGCTTGAGGACGAGGCGCCCTAGCTTGTTGTTGGTACTGAACACCCATACCTATAGCTAATAACAAAGGAGAGTCTTTTGGTAGCCCTTGTTTAGCCGCCTCTATCTGCTGTGGAGTAGCTGTTTTTGCCCAATCAAAGAGCTGGTTGTTTTGCTGGCTGTAAGCTGCATTAGTTACTGGAACACTCATTATTTTTTACTCCTTTTGCTTACTTTGCCGTTTTTAATTAGTCCACCACGAGCCCAATGTGCTGGTGCTGCAGTTCCTGTAGTTGTTGCAGTACCCCCTTGTACATTCTGACCTCCCAAGGTATTAACTACCCCTGCATTAATAGAAGTAGGAGCATTAAGCCAACTAGTAGCGTTACCTGACTGTGCATCTAGATAGCTTTGACCTAAGTTTTGTTCAGCTTGAGCCACTTGTCCTTGAGCACCTAAGTTAGCTAGGTTAGCAGCATTAACAGCAGAGCCTGTACCAGTTAGTCCCGAAGCATTACTAGCTACACCTTGAAGAGCGCCGATACCTTGTTGGTTAGCTGTTAACCCTGCTTGTTGGTTTGCTTGATCTGCAGCTAATTGTTGTTGGGTGTAAGCGTTACTAGCAGTGTTTGCTGCTTGTTGGTTAGCTAAGTTAGCTGTATTTTGAGCCCCGGAGGTAAACTGAGAAGCCGCATTTTCAGATGCTTGGTTAGCCGCTTGCGTTTGTTGCTGGGTACTTTGGTTAGCCATAGCCGCTTGTAAGTCTTGTTGCGAGCCCGTGTTTTGTATACCGATTCTAGCTTGTAGGTTTTGGTATGCAGTGTTGTAGTCCATACCTTGGTTAGCCATCATAGCTTGTATTTGAGCCGCTTGATTTGCTAAGTTAGTCTGTTGAGCTGTGGTTAAGTTAGCTTGACCCGCTTGTAGTTGTTGGCCTTGTGCAGTATTAAATTGTTGTGCACCTTGGGTATAGGCATTCTCTAAGCCTTTAGCTTCTATATTAGCTAGATTAAAAGCTTGGTTTCTAGCCGCTTCCGATTGTTGTATAGCCTGTCTAGACCCACCAAAAGCACCTGATTTTACTGACTGAGCATTAAGCTGGTTAAGTTGTTGTTGGTAGTCTCTATTAGACTGTTCTTTTTCTTGGTTTACTACGTTTTGTATGTAAGGGTCCATATAAGCTTGGGATGTTCCTTTGTCTAACCAAGACGCTGGCCCTTGCATTTGAGCAGTTGCTGCTGTAGGAGCGTTTACATCACTAGGCCCCTTCATTTGATAATCAGTTAACGGACTAGCACTTATACCAGCCGCCCCTTGCATATTAGCAGCGTTGTACCCCTGACTAGTGGCTTCAGCCACATCAGCTTTAGTAGCATTAACATCAGTAGGTTTATATCCCGCAGCTGCTTCTAGCCCTGCTGTAGACTTACCATACATATCGGTAGCTGCAGCAAATTGTTCTGGGGTTTTTAAGTTCCTAGCGGTGTCTTGGATAGTTAAGAAATCAGGAAGGGTAGACTTGCCTGTAACAGGATCAAAATAAGCCGTTTTCTTCATGGTGTCCAGTAGACCATAAGGAGGTGTACCTGTAGTACCTGCTATAAAACTATTTACTTTATCTATACTATAGCCTGTGGCAGTTGCTAGGTCTTGGTTTGATATACCGTATTTTGCAGCTGTATCCGCTATTAGTTGAGGATTATTTATATTGTCTTGGACATATTTTTTTATCACTTCATTAGTAGGCTTATCAGCACTACCTTGTGGGTGTGCCGCCGCATACTGCTGTGCTTCTGGAGAACCTCGCATCCAATTTAAAAATTGATCGTATGAAGCCGAAGGATGGTAAGAGTTCCAACTAGCCACTTCTGTATCGCTCATCTGTCTACCCAAGGTTTCTTGAGCGGCTCTTTGGATATCCCCTCCACTAGAATACCCCCTAAGCCCCATTAGACCGCCTTGAGCGGCACCGGGTACAACATCTGTGGTAGCAGTAACTGCAGGTACTGCAGCAGGGGTAGGACTAACAGCTGAAACATATTGCCCAGTAGCATCCTTTTTCCATAGTGCAGGGTTTACTGTGGGGGTATACCTTCCGGTATTTGGGTTTACTGCATCAACTATCGTAGATGTACTTCCGGGGGTATTTGGGTTCCATGTACCTAAAGAGGCTTGTGCCGCAGGAGTAACCCCTAATTTATTAATGGCATTCCATTGTGCCATTTGCTCTCTACTAGCGTTAAGCATACTAGTTGCAGGGCCGGGTTTATCTGCAGTACCTAACATAAGAGCTTGGTATACAGGGTTTTGCCATGGAGACTGGTTGACTGTTTGAGTAGATGTAGTGTTTGACGGCACAGGTGGTGCACCACCATAGAATCTAGGGCAGATGTACGTAAAGAATAATTTGTGAAGACTACTTGGTTTGAATATCATAACGATTTACCTGTAATTATATATTTTTGCTTCATGCCATATCGAGACCATAGCTTAACTATAGATTCACGACCCGCACCTTCTAAATAAGTAGCACCGTTTGACCGGAGTATGTCTTCAAATTGAGCCCATGTGGACCTGTTAGATACTAGTTTACCACCAATAGCTACAACAAATCCAACTCTCTCAGAGGGTCTATTAAAATAAGACACAACTAAGGCTCCTTGTATAGTATTTTCGTCATCAGTAGCAACTATAAGATGCCATGACCCTTGTGTTACCATCACTCTTACCTCTTCGGCATTGTAATCCCCAGAGGAGTATTCAAGAGCTGATTCTATAAAATGTTCAACGTGATCCCATATCTGGTTCACATATTCGATAGGTACTTGTTGGACTTTAAGAGACATGCTTTTTAGCCGCTCCCATGCCTTGACGGCCAATAGCTTCTTTACGCACTTCAATCATAAGACGTCTTAGGTAGTCAGCACCTGCTTTAGACGAGCCATTACCCAAAGCACTAACCACATCAGCAGGGATAATATATGCACCATCACCAAGAGCAACTTGACCTCCATGTGCCAGAGCTGTAATACCACCAGTAGCCCTACCTATACTTCCAAGACCGCCTAATGGTCCTGAACCCTCTGGCAACCCAGCTGCTCTTACTCCTGCCAACCCAGAACTACTTTGATTAGCAAAATCCAAACCTCGTGCTTTATCTTCTTCAGATGCCGTTGCATTAATAGCATCTTGCGCTTTTATTCCTTGGATTGTGTATTCAGACGCTGCCCCAGTGCCTATTACACCTAGACCCCCTATCATTTCTTTACCAGTAGCATTTGTCCCTAAAGTATTATTTATACCCGTTACCAAAGCATTTGGGGGCTCAGGAGCAATTTTAGCAAGGGCTGGTGCTGGTGCTGGTGCGGGTGCGGGTGCGGGTGCGGGTGCGGGTTTTGGCACTGCTCCGGGTCCTGCTGCAGTTTCAGCCCCACCTCCATTAGCAGGACCGCCTAAAGCCCCTGCAGCTGCGCCTGTAACGGCTCCACCAGCGCCTCCAAGCATCGCCCCCTTACCTATATCTTCTCCTTTCATAGCGCTCCCTGCTGCTCCACCAGCGGCACCTGCCACTCCTCCAACTACAGCCCCAGCCCCTATGTTACCTACGGCTCCTGTTAAAGCACTTCCAGCAACCGACCCTACCCCGGCCCCAACACCTGCAGTGACTAGCCCTGTGCCCGCCCCTATAAGCATACCTCTACATACGTCTTCCCCTTTCACAGCTGAAGTTATCAATCCTTGAGCAGCCCCTACCCCCACTCCTAGACCAATTAACTCAGGCAGTGTCAAAGTGGCTATTGTTGCTACAAGACTCATTGTTGTGCTCCTATTTTTAATTGGTTGTCCAAATATTCCGTCATAGTATTAAACGACAGTAGCTCAACGACATTATCATCATCTTGTTCTTCGCAATGGTGGATAGTAGCAAATTCTACTTCTTCATGCACATATACTACACGGTGCGTTCCAGCAGGTGTTACAAACATATCAGGGGCTGTTACCTCTTGAGACTCACCTTCAGCATTTAGCATAGTAATACGCCCTCTTAGAGCTACTGCTATATGATCTGTTTTATGCACTCTGGTAGTAAACAAACAACCCGCTGGGACAATAATCCTACGCCCGTATAAGTCTTTTGTATGGTAATGGGTCAAAGGCGTTTCTGTAGAACCTAACTCTCCGCTGTCCACTCCAGCTTGTATGCGTACAGCAAGCTCGTCAATAGAGTTTATAGTGTCTTGAGTCTGGAGGGAGTTCACGCTTTCTTACCTTTTACCGCTCTAGCTAACATCTTTTCAGCAGCCAACTTACCTGCATCTTGTTTAATCTGCTCTTTCTTACCATGAGCCGCTTGTCTTACTATAGGCAGTAGATTATCTAATAACTTGGCTCCTTCTTCAGGATCACCAAACCCTAACATACGTACTAGATCAGGCGGTACAACAAACTCACCATCAGCTAATCTAATCTCTTCTTCACCGTCTATATTGGCAGGGATATCATCAGACATACCATCACCGGGGCCATCTAAAAACCCACCATCTTTATAGTAATCTAGTACTTCATGACGTTGTGGAGTAGCTGCAGCATATGGCTGGGCGCTGTGTATTTGAGATTGTGGGTAGAAGTTATTTGGGTCTACAGGTTGATTATTGATATACCCCCCAGTTGCCAGTCCTAGTTCGTTTTTAATCTCGTTTTGTTCACTAGGTATATCTACTTTCTCCATTACACCAACATACTTAGGCGGTAGAATAGCCGATACTTGAGTCCCACCAATAGGCAGTTGTACTGCCATAGAACCACCAGCAGCGGCACCTCTAGGGTTAATAATGTTTTGTATATAGTCCCGTTGGGCAGATGAACTTGGGTTATTAAGGGCTGCTAGTGGAGGTAACTCATAGCCTAAGCTTGCAAAGTACTGTTGTTGATCTAAGGCATTGGCATCAGCTAATGCTTGTTGTTGCTTAGTTAATTCTCTCTCTGCATTACCCTGCTGTATCATATCAGTAGCCGCAGTACCTAATGCAGTACCTGCACCGACAGGGTAGAGTAAAGACTCCATACCCGCTTTGTTAGTAAACATCCCTTTAGCTTGTTGGGTAGATGCCGAACCTAGCCTGTCTGTAAAGGAAATATTAGTAGGGAGTCCCGGCCCCTGTAAAGTGCTTTCTTCCAAAGCCCCACTTAAAGGTTTGCTAGTTACTTCTGGGATAACTTTACCTAAACCTGCTTTACCTGCGGTATCTGTTCCTACTCCAGCAACATCAAAGCTACCTGCCCCACCATAACCACCAAGTCCACCAGATATACCCCCACCTATTGCACCAGAACCAAAGCCTTTACCCTCCATAGCACTTTTTGTTCCTCCAAGTAAAGCTCCAGTACTAGCCCCTATACCTACACTTGCGGGCACTCCACCACCTAAAACAGCTGACCCTACACCCCCCGTATACGCTCCAGCAAGGCCTATGAGTGCAGTGGTTAGTACGTCTTTCCATGCAAATGCTTCAGGGAGTCCGGTATCAGGGTTAACTGATATGGGTCCTAGTAAGGACTGGAGTCCAGCAAGTTCTTCTTTGCTTACATGTAATAAGGTGTCATCGCCTTTACGCCCTAGAGCTGAGATGCCTTTTGCAGTTTGGTTATATGCCATATTCTTTTCTCTAAGGTATAATGTTTAAGACGGAACCATTCCGCCATATCTGCCCTGACACTAATCCAGCGGCACTGGTGGGTAAGTCTAGTACTACAAATTCAGTTATGCTATTAGATGCTGTAGTGTCAATAATAACATCTGGGGCTACAGTACCACTTGATAATGCTAATACACTACCCCGTATGTCACCGGGATTCCCTTGCTGTATTATATAGTAATTTAATAACCGTATTAGACTGTTCATGTACTGGTTATCATACTCTAAGGGGGGTAGAGGCAATACTGGAGCAGGTACGTTATTATTGTTAGCCATTACGATTTAGTCCCATCAGGTTGAATATCAAGACGAGGTACACCTAACTGCCACTTTATCCCTGCTTCTGTACTACTAATCCTAAAGGCAACTTGTCTGCCTCGCAGTCTTACAAAAACTTGGTTAGTGTAGTCGTACACTTGAGTAGTAACCGTAGCTCCAATAACGTCAGTAGGGGTATCATTATTAAATACTCCTTGTCCCGGAAAGTTCCGAGTTGATACTGTCATAGTAACTGCAGGTGCAGATATAGTAGAACCTATAAAGTCTACGTCAGGTATAACCCGTTTAACAGCTGAGAACTTATCCCCTTCCCCTATGTCAAAGTCGGCACTCTCTATATAAGCTGGAATACCTGCTGGAGGGTTAAAAGAGCCATCATCTGTACCTTCTTCTTGTTGTACCAGTAGACCATTATAAGTTGCCCAAGGCGCCCCTAGTATATGAGAGTCTAGCCATGCAGTTCTATCCACATCCCCATAGTACCAAAGCTTTTCTAGATAGTTGTATATAACATATTTGTCATTATAAGTAGAAGCACTAGAAGGGTAAAACCACCACACCTCGTTATATTTTTCGTTAGTTCCAGCGTACACTTGACCTATTTGGGCGAAGTTAAAGTCGTTAAATACGTATTGACGCAGAGAACAAGGCAGGGTATCCACCCTACCAGAATAAGCATAGAACTTAGAGTTACCCATCCAATAGGTAATGTTGTTAGCCGTTGCTACGGCATTTGGTGAAGCTATAGTTATTTCATTAGATATGGTGTTAAACCCAAAAGTATAAGGAGGGCCTAAGAATTGCATAGAATATAAGGCTGCATCAGACCATATAAGAGTTTCTTGACGGGTTTTTTCTAATGTTATGAGCCTACTTCCATAGGCTAATCTTTGACTCCCCGCAGTATTTGTAACAGCTGGGGTCCATGTTAAAGGGTCTTCCTGACTACACCATCTGACAAACATAGGGTCTTGTCTTGTGGAAAGTACAGCATTAGGGTCGTTCGTGCCTAGTACAACTATATGACGCTCTTCAGTTACAAATACTCTTGCTGCTACATTAGGGGCGTCAGCGTCAGCTCCAAAAGCTGCACTTGTTATATCAATACCGGGACCAGTAACTGCACCAGCGTTATTCATGTTAATTGTAGCATCCCAATAATACACCCCACCATTACGAGTGTTATATACTAAATCTTGTCCAAAGGTGTCTGAGCTCCATATAGTCATGCTAACAGCCACACCTGTTGAAGTCAGGTCAGGGGTACCCCAACCATGGTTCCCGCCCCAAACACCTACGCCCCAACCGTTACCAAAGGTATCAAAAGAAGAGCCTACGTGAATCTGGTATTTAGCTACAACAGGGGCGCTGCCTCCACCATTAGTAACAGAGGTAGATTGGACACCCGTATCAATAGTAATATAATTAGAAGCGTTAGATTGCACAACAAAGTCTGCATTAAGTTGTGCCGCTGTATAAGGACCGAACGCCGTAACCCCACTAAAGATAACATGGTCGCCTGTAAAAGCTCCGTTAGTAGTACTTGCCACTACTAAATAAGAACTCGACACTACGTCACTCGTACTATGGACAGCCGCTGTTGTGCCGTTATAACCTCTAATACAACCAGATAAAGTAACACCCGCCGCAGAAGTAACATAGATATCTTCGGTACCTATACGGATTACATAAGGATAAACATTAACAAACGAAGTGCCACTAGTAACAGCTATAGTAGTTGCAGTCGCTGAGATACCCGCTGAAAGGGTAGAATATATAGGGTAAAAAGGGTTTGCAGCAAGGTTGCTTGTTAAGCGGATAGGAGTTATATCAAAGTACACACCCCCAATATAAAGGTAGTATTTTATATTAGTGCCAAGACCAACAATATAGTTACCGTTAAGCGCAACCCATTCTACAAGATTACGGCATTCACCTAAGAAAGTACTAGTACTAGGTAGCGTCCAACCATTTATCTTTTCCGGCGATCCACTTCTAAAACGCACCCATTGACATGCGTAAAAACCACCAGTGTTGGCAAGGTTGGTAGACTCTCTGGAGACTCCGGGTCTAAACTGAAGATATTGTAAAGCCATCCATCAACCCCTAAATAATTCTATGCAGTGCTAGTTAAAAAAAGTGCCATCTCAGCGTTACGTCTACGTGTTAGACCCGCTAATGACTTACCTTTGGCTTTATCCCAGCGAAGAAACTGCGGAGCTATTAGGTCTGGTGCAGTTCCTGCGTTTAACATTTTTACTAAAGTGGAAGATGTAAAGTTTCCTTGACCGATATTGTAACATAGCGATACACAAGCATCAAATTGACTTTGCTGTATAGGTATAGTAAGAGCTTTATTAACTGCCTTTTCAAAAGTAGTTAAATCATGGTGCAAGTACATATCCGCAACCGCTTCTGTTATTTTGGGGTCTGGCAGTTTAACAGCCCGCCCATCAGGGTATCGAGTGGTTCCCCAGCCTATGGTGGGTACACCTGCGGCACAAAGATACGGCGCCGCTCTAAAGCTTTCAAACTCTTTAATAAGAGCTACGCCCTTGCTAGAAACCTCCATTACCTACTTATCCCACAGTTATTATCTACTACGAACTTCTGACACAGTGCAGCATAAGCTGCTATCTGATCTGCTCTGTAAGCTTCAGACTTGAGAAAGTTTGTAAGTTCGTCTGAAAGTTCGTATCTATCTTCAACGGGGCTAGTAGTGGTGTTGGTATTATCACCTTTTGTTGCGGTGCAACTACTACTTTTCCTGCTGTTGTCGTACATGCGCACAGACTTAAAAGCGTCACGCTGGCTGTTAATAGCATTGATTGTTGATACATTGGCATCCTCCAATTCTTTATTAAGCTTCAAGGCTTCTGTATGTGCCCTATCCGCTTCTTCAGTAAGAGTAGCTAGTTGTAATTCTGCTTCTCGGTTCATATCAGCTATACCCTCTGACATTTCTCTAATTTCTGCTTTCGATACTTTATAAGCAAAGCCGTACCCAGAAGCAAAACTTGTAATAATAATGGCGACAAAAATGTAAGGCATATTAGTCCTTTAATATAACACCTAGTCCACCAGCAACGCCTGTAGCCAACAATAATAGTTGGTCAATAGGTTTTCCCATAAATAAAAATACTGCGCCTACAATGGCAGTTATGACCCATATTAAGCCACGTTTAGTTGATGCTTCAGACCAATTTATTTTCATACAACTCTAGCTTCTAGGGCTTCAATACGGGCGATAGCTTCTTGCAGCGCTGCTGTTAATAAAGGTACTATCTTAGCTTGGTCAATACCTTGATATTTTGGGTTCCCTTCTCCATCCATTGCATCTTTTTCTCCTGTCGTTGCTACAGGTATTACTTCAGCCAGTTCATGTGCTAAAAAACCGTCAACCGCTGGGGTACTTGGGTGTTGTATCCAAGTAAAATTACAAGGTTTTAGCAGTTTAGTGCGGGCAATAGCGTTAGCAACAGGACTAATATTCTCTTTAAGTCGGTAATCTGATGACGTATTATACGCTGTCCCTCCCCCAGAACTTACAACTATAGTCCCTTGCGAAGCACCCGGAGAAGCCGCTGTACCATAATAAAAAGTTATAGCTGGTGTTGGGGTAGCTCCGTTTGAAACAATAGCTGATATTGCCGTAGACGACCCTGTACCTGATGCTTCTACTACAAGTGCTGGGTTAGTAGTTAGTTGCTTAATATACATAGCCCATGTAGTATTGTTTGGGTTAGCTGCATTTACGCCAACCCCCAGAGCTAAGCGATTCACCCCCGTAAATACATTATTAGCATTAACATATGCTCCATTAGTTACAGCCCCTGCAGTTAGACTAGAAGCCGTACCACTACAGTTTGTTAAAGTACCTGATGATGGTGTGCCTAATGCCCCACCCGTTGAATATTTGCTATTAAATGTATTCCAATCTGTAGAAGATATATACCCTGATGTTGAAGTATTAGCCAAAGCTATAGATATCCCCGGAGTTGTTGTTTGGTTAGTTACCGATATAGGGGAAGTACCACTCACATTAGTTACTGTTCCACCGCCCCCCCCAGTGCCATTTGACGCAGCTGTTACCCTACCTTTAGAGTCTACAGTAATGCTAGATAGCGTATAAGACCCTGCAACGACAGCTGTATTAGCTAAAGTAGTTGCATTAGTTATGCCATTAGAAGTAACATCTCCGGTCATTGCGGCGTTTGTTGCCTTGTTACCGTTAAGCTTTTGGATCGCCCCTAGTATAGAGTCAGTAGCCGCAACAACACCCGCACCTGAAACATACCCTGTAAGAACCTTAGCAATAACAGGAGCATTAGTTAGAGTAGTTGCATTACCAACAGAAGTTACATCACCAGTAAGATCAGCATTAGTAGTTACAGTAGCCGCATTACCTCCAACACTTAAATTAGCAACAGCCGTAGTAGAAGCCACAATAAATGGTGCTGTACCTGTAGTAACCGTAGACTGTACAGTAGTGAATTTTCCTGTAGTAGGGGTTGTAGCCCCTATAGTAGTTCCGTCAATAGTTCCGCTTGTAGTAGTTGTAGAGTTAATAGCCTCATAGAAGTTAAACCCATCACAATAGATATATTTTTTGGCTCCAGCAACTAAAGTTACCCCAGAACCTGCTAAGGCTATAAAGTTAACCGAGGCATTAGAGTTGTTAATGACAATATATACTTTACCTACAGCGGGGGCTGTAACTGTACGAGTGACACCCGGAGTTCCTGTAATTTCAACAACCATCTGTCTAGCTTGGTCTGTAGCCCCGTTTAGTGCAGTTAGAGTTACATTCCCTGCTGAGACACTAACAGATACATAACCTGATATGGCTTGCTCAATAAGGGACCCTAGGTTTGTATTGGTAGTAGAACCCCATGTATTAGACTGGTCGCCAGTAGCAATAAGCTCTATACGTAAATTTGGTGAATATGTTGAAGCCATAGGTATATCCTTTATTGATTATCGTTTACTGGGGTCCAGTTAGGGGTTTGGGCGTCATTTACTAAAGTCCAAGTATTTATTTGACTATCATCTACTGGGGTCCAGTTAGGGGTTTGGTTATCATCTATCTTAAACCATCCACGCCCAAACTGATAGTCTATTAAGGTAACTAATTCTATGCATGTGGTGTTGTAATAAGCTATAACACCTTGTACATCCGTTAGTGTTTGGGCTTCATTTAACTGCCCTACAAGGTCCGCTAGTACTGTTTGAACGGTGGTTAAAGTAGTGGTTTCAGTTTGGGTGCTTGCAAAATCTGCTACTCCGGTTTGGCTATCTGTTACTGTTTGAGCCTCGTTTAAAGAACCTACAAAATCTGCTACTGCAATTTGTAAATCAGTTATCGTTTGGGGCTCACTTAGGGTTCCTATGTAATTAGCTAGGGCCGTTTGTATCTCTGATAGCGTTTGAGACTCGTCACAATATACTAAAAACAAGTTTCCCGTACTGGATAGCTCATTTATATATTGGGTTTCACTACAACTTACGGCAAATATTAACCCCCCAACAACTGTATCAGTTATTGTTTGGGTCTCGCTAAGTAACCCTATAAACGCAGCTATAGCTGTTTGGGCATCTGTTAGAGTCGTAGATTCAGCTTGCGCTGATAAAAATGTAGCTATAGCTGTTTGGGCATCTGTTAGAGTCGTAGATTCAGCTTGTGTACTTGCAAATGCAGCTATAGCTGTTTGGACATCTGTTA